GATGGTCATGGTATACTTGCCAGTGGTCTGACCCATGTATACATCATGCTGGGTTAGGTTTGAGAAGTTTACGATACCTTCGATTACTTGAGCCATACTAACTTTCCTCATCTACTTTGATTTACCAGCCATAGGGTCCTATGGTGGTGGTTTAGACTTTGTAGCCTATACTAATATTATAACACAGTTTCTCTGTTTGTCCACCTCCTTTGGTATTATTACCGTCTTATTACTCTTTGTCGTCACTAAAGACATACGTTAGAACTCCTAGGAATACTAGGGCCACTACTGTGGTCACTGCTAGTTCAAAGTCTGTCACGTTAGGCCTCGTCGTATATGTCATTAGTAGGGCCTATGGCTCTCTTAATCGACGTGTAAGCAACGATAGAGAGCACGAGTACTACTAAGGGTGGGCAGAGTATCAACGCTGCTACTGTGGTTCCTGTGCTAGGCATCTTCTGGTTCCTCTTGAGTTATACCATCACGGTACAGCCTATTGGCTAACTTGTCAACCATGGCGTACGCGTTATCATAGGCTCCAGCGACTCCGCGTGATACAGGATCCCCAGTAGTACCTAAGGTGTTTAGTTCCCTGAGGTGAAACAGTTTCTTTTGTATGTCCCTAAGTTGGTGGTAGGTCTCTAGTTGGTTCATTGTAAGTTCTCCTTAGGGTAAGCCCACGAGGGATCATCGGTGCTAACGGTTGTACACCCACTCAGCAATATAACTAAAAGAAGTACTCTCATTCGTCACCCTCCTGTATTTCGTAGGACACCCAGCGCCACGTACCGCCACCTAGCATACATTCGCCATAGGACACAGCGTCCTCGCGGCAATCGAAGCCCTCTGGGTCACTCTCGCCACCGTCCCTGTCAAACATTACCGTCCAGTATTTCATTCATCCACCTCCATAGTCCAGCGATCATAGGCATCGTCAATTAGTAACATCTGTAGTGTCTCTTCTACCTCGTCTAGTGTCACAATTTCATCATTGACATAGGCAAAGTTAGTACAAAACTCCGCCTCTACCTCACCTTGGTAGCTCCTTACGTCAACATGGGCCTCTATCTTAGAGCCTGCGTTGTGAATCTCAGCTAGGTACTCCATTATTCGTAACCCTCTTTAAGTCTGTCCAAGTGTTCATCGGCCTGCGTATAGGCAGCGATCCGACCATCTATCCAATAGCTCTGACTGCCTGAGATGCCCTTCTCACGGCGCTCCGCCAGTGCTGCAATGTCACCCTCCGCAAACCTCCTAAACATCTCCTGCATAGACTTCAGTAGCTTGTGAATCTCTGCGTCAACTTCCGCTCTTGTGTAAGTACTCATCTTTAGAATGCTCCTAAGTTGTCTTATTCTCTTAGTTTAATCTAGTATTATCCCTATTGCAACACCTATTGAGAAACAAATACCAAAATAAACAAATAGTATTACCGTTGGCATATCCATAATCTTAGGCTCCTTATGCTGCCTCGCGTCCGTACCATTTCATAGGCATACCGCGAGACTCCCAGTCATCTGCTTTGTGGTTATAGTATACCATGTAAGCAACGGTTGCGTCAATGTTTTTACACTCATCTGGCATACACTGTGGTGGATCCGTGAACCCTAGGTCCTGAGAGGCCTCTGGTGGCTCCCTAAGAGCTTCTAGGTGCTCCTTGATAGTCTTATGTACCTTTTGGTAACGTCGCTCGTACTCGCTCCCAAGGGCTTCTAGGTGTGCCACGGTCCATCTGTAGTGATCTGAGGATTCACGGACCCACACGGCGCTAGGGTGGTTCTTATGGGTCGGTTTGTAGGCTACCGTTGCCCCGTCTAGCTCATGGTGCGCCGTAGAGAGCAGTTGAGCAGTCTCTAGTATCATCTTGACCACATGCTTGTCACATTGCATCTTAGCAGCTTCTACGGGGCTTCTGCTTAGGTAGAATATGTTCACAACTTAAGCTCCTTAGGCTACTTAGGTAGTAACCTTAGTTATATAATAAATTAGTTAAACATAGAATACTTAGGATTCTTAGGATACTTAGAATTCTTTGGATTCTATGTATTCTTAGGTGTCCTTAGTATTACTTAGGTTAGTATATCATAGATTTTGTTCTCATCATAGGGTATTTCATCGGTAATATTACCACAATCATCTTCCAAGGTGCCTATGGATACATTGAGGCAGTAGGAGCAGAGGTCGAAGTAATCACCTGAGGTGTCCTTCTTAACTGTTTCGTAATCTTCTAGTAGTACGTCGCAAGCTTTACATTTCATCTTCTTAAGTCTCCTTAGGTGGCCTTAGGTGGCCTTAGTCGTCTTTAGTTGTGTCTTTGTATTTACCTTCGCTGTTAGGCATAGGCATTGTATCAGTAGGATCATACAGTAAACCTATAATTATTGCTAGTGGTAATAATACCGGTGATAGTACCACCATAATAATCCAAGTTAGCACCGTGTACATCTTAAGTCTCCAATGGTGGCCTTATGTGGCCCTGAGAGGCCCTGTATGGCCTCCTGTTAGCTTTTAGGTACCTTAGGGGTCCTAGGGTACCTTAAGGGGTCTTAAGAGTCCTTAAGGCTCCTCTGGTGCGCTAAGGATTATTTCTTCGGCTATTGTGGTAGTCTCTAGTTTTACCAGTCTAGCGTCCACCTCAGGATATGTCGCAACGTGCATCTCTAGCTCCGAGAGTCCAGATTCTAACGTGTCCCCTCGGTAACCGTGGGTTGTGCGCCAGTTGCTTCCGTCGTACCATTGTACTGCGTAAGTTATCTTAGTCATCTTAGGACCTCCAAGGTGCCATGGTTAGCAGGATTCCGGAGAATACTATAATCCATATAGTTGTGTCAAGTGTTAACATACAAAAACCTCCGGATGATCCACGCAGGCTAATAAGACTGCATCCGTAGACCCTAAGTATTCGCCTCCTGTTTGTTTGTAGGTAAACGTGGGGCCTACGTAGGGATTATAGGTTATCATATCATCATTCGAGCACGGGCGCGGCATAGGTGACCCCTCAGGCAACAAGGTGCCCACTAGTCCTGCGTGTACGTTCTTTTTACGTTCTCTTAAGACCCTCTCTCTACCCTTCTGAGACACCTTAGGTGTAACCCCTTGTAGGTGTACAAAGTCTGCCCTATCTATCACTAGGCCTTTCTGAGGCCCCTCTAGGGCCTTAATAGACCAGAGTTTACGGTGTAGGTTCCAATATACGAATACTTTCACGCTAGTACCCCCCTGTCAATGTAATGGTCAACTCTGAGGCATCGGCATCAAACTGTAGCTGTAAACCTACCAGATGCATTATGCCAGAGTAAAATTCTTCTACGCAATGATATTTAATTGTCATAACTTAGCCCCCTTAGGCTACTTCTAATGTTTGTATTAAATTATTCTGGTTCTTAATCATAGACTTTCCATGGCCTATGTAGGTTACAACCGATATATCCTTATCCCAACATGCTCTACAGGTGTCACACTTACCACCTCTAGTGTAAGCCTCGCAAACAAAAGACCCCTTAGGTACATCTTCTAAGGTTGCAATGGTGCTAGTGTTGTGGCCTTCTATGGTCTCTCCTATGATGCTATCGGATGATAACCTAAGTACCACGTTAGGCAAGCTCTGTAGCCTCTGAAGTACTAACGTAAACTTAGTAAACTTATGCATCCTAGTTGGTATCCAATGCTTAACCCATGGTGTCGCCTCGCACACCTCTAGAATCTTCCTAGCGAGTCTTACGTCGTAAATGTCACCCGAATCGAACCACCGGAAGTACCTATCATTATCTAATTCTTGGACCATATCAGATACCCATGTGTCCCGCTTCCAATCTTCTCTATTGTGTACCCTAGGAGCCTTAACGTTAGGGAACCTATAGTTACCCGAGGTGGCATAGCAGCCCTTACAAGCGTCTACAAGGTCACCTTTGGCATCTCTGGAGGCTGGACAGGTATCTAGGGCCTGTAGGGACCATGATCTACAGGGCATCTTTGAGGCTTTGGATAACTTTAGCATAACTTAGGTCTCTTAGGTTGTCTTAGGTTGCCTAAGGTACCCTAAGGTACCTAGGCTGTCAAGGGTTTTTATAACCTATCTTGAATATAATCTATTAGGTCTGCTAGATAATCACATAGGTCATCATACACGTAACCTTCGTAAGTATCCACAGCGTCCACGTATAGGTCTCTGTGCGTTTCACTGTAGCCTGCTAATATGCGCCTATTGTTAGCTACGGCAGTTTTACACTTAGTCGGTAATGCGAAGTTGTTCATAACTTAGGCTCTCTTAGGTTGTCTTAGGTTGCCTAAGGTACCCGAAGGTACCTAGGCTGTCAAGGGTTACTTAGGTTTATTTACTGTGGTAATAATCCACAAGTTCTTTAGCTTCTTTAAGTGTGTCGGTGACGTCGTGGGCTATGTAGTCGCTTATGTCACCTATGAACCATTCGCGTGTCTCGCGTTGTTCTATGAAGTACCCTCGGTAGTGGTACTCGCCTTGGTTCACCTTGGTTGCTTTATGTTTCATAACTTAGGTTCCTACTTAGGTTGTCTTAGGTTGCCCCTGTGGCTTCCCTTAGTTGATGTAACCATTATACCTCAGTTGGCCCAAGATGCAACCCCTTTGAGATGTTAATATTACCAAATTCTTTTAGTTGACATAGGTTCCTAAGATGTGCTATTCGCGTGTGCGCGTGATATAAAAGGTACAACGCGAGTACACCATTGATCACCCTTTGTCAACACTTGACAGCCTAAGGTGTCTGTAGTACCCCTCAGAAGCACCTACTTTGGCCCACACTTGTCAACTTATGTCAACGTGAATAATACCACAACTTTAGGTTGCACCTTGGGTGCGCCTCGTGTAACGCATAGGTTACATTAGCTAACACGAATAGCAACTCATGTCAACGTAAATAATACCATAACCTTTGGTTGACTTATGTTGCCCCTTGTGTTACCCCTTGGCTCCTTGGCTAACACAAGTAGCTTGCCTTGTCAACGTGAATAGTACCAAAGTTAACGCTTGACACCTCGGGTTGCCTCTGGTATCCTTGGGAGGCCCGAGAATCCTTGGGATATTTAGGGGCGGGGGGCCGGGGTTGCGTTATGATTACTAAAGTTGTACCTCCTTAGGCACAAAATAGGGAACTTTAGGAAACCTTGGTGCAAAATAGGGTAAAATTAGCCTTAAGTGCACCAAAGTGGTGCGTATGTTACCTAATGTAACCCCTTGGTATGCCTAAAGTTTACCAAAAGTACACCTTAGGGCACCTTAGGTTCTAAAAGGGAACTACCTAAGGCTACTTAGAACCCTTCGGGCCACCAAAGGAGACCTAAGAATCCTTAGTAGTGTGATTATTACCAAAGAAATACCTTGACATTTACTCTGAAATATGTTATAATATATAGTATATTCTAAGAGACACTTTAGAGGGACTTCGCGCCACCTAAGTTGCACCTTAGTTGAATACTTTAATGAATAATTTAAAGAATACAACAAAGGCCACCTTAGGAGGTAACTAAATAGGTTCATTTAGATCCCCTCTAGAGAGTAACCCCTTTAGGAACTAGGGAATCCAAGGGGTCTTAGGAATATAGGGGACTCAAATGAAACATAAGACAACATAAGCCTACAGAGGATAACTTATGTCTACAGAAGGGCCAGAGACAACTAAGGCTGCTCCTAAGAAACGAGGAAGGCCAACGAAAGCAGCCACGGAGCTTAAGAAAGCTGGGAATCGAGGGAAGGTAGGCAGACCGTCCGGCGATGCTGCTATCATAAATGAGTTCAAGTCTCGTATGTTGACGAGTCCTAAGTCAAAGAAAGTACTAGAGGCTATCTTTAATGCAGCATTAGATGATGAGCACAAAGGTCAACAAGCGGCTTGGAAGCTTCTCTTAGACCGTATAGCCCCCACAGCGGCCTTTGAGAAGGATGTAATCAAGGATGCTGGTAGGAGTGCTATCCAAATAAACATCACAGGAGTAGGGTCTACAGAGGTGTCCGAAGCCCCCCTAGGCTCCTCAGAAGCCTTAGAGGGCCAATGGACAACTAAAGATGCTTAATGTGTGGACAACCGAGGGGGAGTCTTAAGATGCTTTATACGAAGAATGTAAACTTAACAGACACTTCTACGCAAACTGTTGTAACTATTCCTAACGGCTACGTTGCGCATTGGAATATGGCGTTTATTTCTAACTTAGACAATTCAACCAGCGACGTTACACTGTTTGTAGACAAGACACCAGACCCTGACATCTACATACTAAACGGAACTAACGTACAATCCAAAGAGTATCTTCTTATTGACGGCAATGCTGTGTTTGTGTTACAGCCCGGCGATGTCATCAAGGCGTCAACAGACAGCGCAGGTAACGTAGAAGTCGTAGTCACCTTTGATCTGATAGAAGCCCCTGCAACTTTTGTAAACTTTAACGGCCTATGACTGACCTTAACGTAGAGTTACTCCCTTGGCAAACCAAGGTATTTGAGGATCCCACGAGATTCAAAGTAGTAGCTGCTGGCCGAAGAACAGGGAAGTCTAGGTTAGCTGCGTGGATGCTCATAATCAATGCCCTACAGTCAGACAGGGGCCATGTATTCTATGTAGCACCTACGCAGGGACAAGCTAGGGACATCATGTGGCAGACCCTCCTTGAGTTAGGACACGATGTTATCACAGGGTCTCACATTAACAACCTACAACTTAAGTTAGTCAATGGAGCCACGATTACCCTTAAGGGTGCAGATAGACCAGAGACTATGCGTGGTGTAAGCCTAAAGTTCCTAGTGATGGACGAGTACGCAGATATGAAGCCTGACGTATGGGAGCAGGTCTTACGTCCAGCGTTGGCTGACCAGAAGGGACACGCGATGTTCATAGGGACACCTATGGGTCGTAATCACTTCTATGAACTCTACAAGTATGCGGAGATGGGAGATGACGAGACGTACTCAGGGTGGCACTTCACAAGCTACGATAACCCACTACTCGACCCTGATGAAATTAACGTCGCCAAGAAGTCCATGTCTTCTTACGCCTTTCGTCAGGAGTTCATGGCGTCCTTTGAGGCTGTTGGCTCAGAGATGTTTAAGGAAGACTGGGTACACTACGGAGAAGCCCCAGAAGCAGGGGACTACTACATAGCCATTGACCTCGCAGGCTTTGAGGAAGTAGGTAAGAAGAGAACGAAGAGTTCTAAGTTAGATGAGACAGCCATCTCTGTAGTCAAGGTGGGTGACAACGGTAACTGGTTTGTAGACAACGTAATCTACGGACGCTGGACCCTAGATGAAACTGCGATGAAGATATTCCAAGCAGTCAGGGATTACCAACCTATCTCAGTAGGTATCGAGAGGGGCATAGCAAAGCAAGCAGTAATGTCACCTCTCATGGACCTCCAGAGGAAGCACGGGAAGTACTTTAGGGTAGAAGAGTTAACCCACGGTAATAAGAAGAAGACAGACCGTATTATGTGGGCGTTGCAAGGGCGCTTTGAGAACGGTGTAATAAGCTTGAACAAGGGGGAGTGGAACGCTAGATTCCTAGATCAACTCTTCCAGTTTCCAGATCCACTGACGCACGATGACTTAGTGGACTCTTTGGCTTACATAGATCAATTAGCGACCATCCCTTATGGGATACATGAGTTCATAGAAGATGAGCTTGAAATCTTAGATATTGTAGCGGGATACTAACTATGAAAGATACCTTATATAGCCCTGACCCATTGATGATTGATGAGTCTCTAGAAGACTGGGTAATGACCAAGTGTGATGACTGGAAGGATAGCTACCAGAGTAACTACGATGAGAAGCATCAGGAGTATTACCGCTTGTGGCGTGGCATCTGGGCAGCAGAGGATCAACAGAAGCAATCAGAGCGCTCACGCATAATCAGCCCAGCCCTCCAGCAGGCCGTAGAATCCAATGTTGCTGAGATGGAGGAAGCCACCTTTGGCCGAGGGAAGTTCTTTGACATCCAAGATAACTACGGAGACAAGGACTCTCAGGACATACTCTACCTGAGGAACAAGTTAACTGAAGACTTTGAGAACACTAAGGTACGTAAGGCTGTCGCAGAGTGCCTAATTAACGCAGCAGTCTTTGGCACAGGGGTGGGTGAGATAGTCCTAGAGGAAATCAAAGAGATGGCCCCGGCTACTCAGCCTATGATGGATGGTCAACTACAGGCCGTAGGTGTCAACATTACAGACAGGGTGGTAGTTAAGTTAAAGCCTGTGATGCCTCAGAACTTCCTGATAGACCCTATAGCCACCTCCATTGAGGATGCCATGGGTGTAGCCATTGATGAGTTCGTAAGTCCACACCTAGTGGAGCAACTACAGGAGCAAGGGGTCTACAGGGACACCTACGTGGGCACAGCAGCCCCTGATAGCGACCTAGAGCCAGATCAGGACATCTCTGTATACAGTGACGATAAGGTGCGCCTCACGAAGTACTACGGCCTAGTCCCTAAGCAACTCTTAGATGAGGCCATGGATGATGAGGATGAGGAGGTAGAAAACCTAGGTTCATCTGATAACGACAATAGTTACGTAGAAGCTGTAGTAGTCATAGCTAACGGTGGCGTCCTCCTGAAGGCTGAAGCAAACCCCTACATGATGCAGGACAGGCCTGTAGTAGCCTTCCCTTGGGACGTAGTACCCTCTATGTTCTGGGGACGCGGGGTTTGTGAGAAGGGCTACAACAGCCAGAAGGCCTTGGATACTGAGCTTAGGGCTAGAATAGATGCCTTGAGCCTCACAATACATCCTATGTTAGCCATTGACGCCACTAAGTTCCCACGAGGGGCCAAGCCTGAGGTACGCCCCGGAAAGACAATCCTGACTAATGGAGATCCTCGTGAAGTCTTACAACCGTTCAACTTTGGTCAAGTGGGTCAGATCACGTTCGCCCAAGCAGCCTCCTTACAACAGATGGTACAGCAGGCTACTGGAGCAGTTGACTCAGCGGGACTCTCTGGCGCTGTTAATGGTGAAGCTACTGCCGCTGGCATCTCTATGTCTCTTGGCGCTATTATTAAGCGTCACAAGCGCACCTTAATTAACTTCCAACAGTCCTTCCTAATCCCCTTTGTCACTAAAGCTGCCCATAGGTACATGCAGTTTGACCCTGAGAACTACCCTGTGAAGGACTATAAGTTCAACGCTACCTCAACCTTAGGTATTATTGCTCGTGAGTACGAGGTTACACAGCTTGTGCAACTCCTACAGACGATGCAGCAGGATAGCCCTGTGTACCCTGTGTTGCTCCAGAGCATCGTAGATAACATGAACCTGAGTAACAGGGAAGAACTCATAGCCTCTATGCAACAAGCGCAGCAACCTAACCCTGAGGCTCAACAGGCAGCACAGCAGGCACAACAGGCCCAGCTTGAGTTCCAGCAGTCTCAGACGGCAGCTTTGGCTGCACAGGCTCAGGAGTCACAAGCGAGGGCACAGAAGTACTCTGTCGAAGCGCAGCTTGAGCCTCAAGAGGTTGAGATTAAGAAGATTGAAGCTATCACTAGGAACCTTGCCGCAGGAGACCAAGATGACAGGGAGTTTGAGCGAAGGCTTAAGGTTGCTGAGGTTGCCCTAAAGGAGACTGAGCTTCAGGATAAGAAGAGTATGGCTGGCTCTAAAGAAGCGGGTCTTAAACAGAAGGCTGAAGCAGACCTACTCAACTCTATGCTGCGTAACGGAGGAGGCCCCACAGACACTCCTAGTGCTCCACAGGGTCCTACGAATCAGCCCTTAACTTAACCAAGGAGAACCAAAGATGTTAATGACAGCAGCAGACCTAAAGAATCTCATTAATCAAGTCAATGAGGCATTCAAGGGACAATTTACTCGTTTGTCAGATTTAGAGACTAAAGTGGCTGAACTAGAGGAGAAACTCAATGAGCAAAGCAAAGGATCCACGGCTAGCAAGGGCCGGAGTAAGCGGGTTCAACAAACCAAAGAGAACGCCTAGTCACCCTACTAAGTCCCACGTAGTTGTAGCCAAGGAAGGCGATAAGGTTAAGACCATTAGGTTTGGACAGCAGGGAGTCTCAGGCGACAAGAAGCCCACGGCTCGTCAGAAGTCCTTCAAGGCACGACACGCAAAGAATATAGCCAAAGGTAAGATGTCTGCGGCATATTGGGCTAACAAGGAGAAATGGTGATGCCTACAGTTAAAGGTAAGAAATACCCGTACACAAAGGCTGGCAAAGCAGCAGCAAAGAAGGCCAAAGGGTCCTCTAGATGCTCCAAAGGTAAGAAAGGTAAATAATACCAAAGAAAACACTTGACATTTACCTCAGAATATGTTATAATATAACGTAAGATAAACACACAAAGAAGCTAGGATGATATGAACCCTGAACTAGAAAGATACTACAATGTATACTTTGACCTCTTTAACACCGAGGGTTGGAAGCAACTCACGGAAGAGTTTGGATCAAATGGTCACGTGATTAACTCCGTAGAGGCAACCAAAGATACTAATGATATGTACTTTAGGAAAGGACAATTAAATGTCATAGCCCACCTAATAAACTTAGAATCCTCTGTAGAGCAAGCTTACGAGGAAGCCAGAGAATCGAAAGAAGACCTTAGCAGTGATTAAGGTATATGATTTTAAGTGTGATCAAGGTCACTACTTTGAAGAATTTGTAGAAGAAGGTACTACAACCAGTAGGTGCGGTTGTGGTGCTAACGCTACAAGGGTCGCTTCTGCAACACCATGCGTACTCGACGGTGCCTCTGGGGACTTCCCCGGTAGACACATGAAGTGGGTACGAGAACATAGTGAAGCAGGGCGTAAATAAACTCCACAACCGTTAGGCGGAGAAGGTTAATAATATGGGACGAGCAACACTCGTAGATGAGCGTTTAGAGGAAGAAGTTAACGATAGTAACGTAGAGACACTAGAAGCACCCGAGGATCCTATAGGGTCTCCAGAGGAGGTAGCCCAAGAGGAGCCTAGTGTACCAGAGAAGTATCAGAACAAGTCCTTGCAAGAGGTAGTTCAGATGCACCAAGAGGCTGAGAAGCTCCTAGGTAAACAAAGCTCTGAGGTTGGTGAACTACGTGGAGTCGTTGATGACTACATTCAGACACAACTCACACAACAACAAGCACCTGTACAACAGCAAGAAGAAGACGATACTGACTTCTTTGTTGATCCACAGGCCGCAGTTAATAGGGCAATTGATAATCACCCTAGAATCCAAGAAGCTAATCAAGTCACTCAGAACTACAAGAAGCAAACAGCTTTGTCGCAGTTACAGAGTAAGCATCCAGAGATGGCAGCAATTGTCCAAGATGTGAACTTTGCTGAGTGGATTAAAGGCTCTAAGATTAGGACTCAATTGTTTGTACAAGCAGATCAGGCTTATGATTACGATGCCGCTGATGAACTGTTCTCCCTCTGGAAAGAGAGAGCTACTGTAGCACAACAGACAGTAGCAGTTGAGAAGCAAGCCCGTAAGCAACAGGTTAAGTCTGCGAGTACAGGTAACGCCCGAGGAACAGGCCAAGGTTCACGTAAGAAAGTATATCGTCGTGCTGATATTATTAAACTTATGAAGACTGACCCAGATCGTTATGCAGCTTTGTCAGAAGAAATCTTTCAAGCGTATGCAGACGGGAGGGTCAAGTAGCCTAATCT